ATTGGATCAGTAGGAGTTAGTATATCATAATGGCTATTACACACTCATCTTTTCTTACACAAGTTAGAAACTACACAGAAGTAGACGCTAATGTTTTAACGGATGCAATTATTCAAGATTTTATAAGAAGTGTTGAATTAGATGTTGCAGGTAAAGTTGACTATGATGATTTAAGAAAATACTCTACATCTAATTTTACTGCTGACAATAGATATGTTTCATTACCTTCAGATTTAACAATTATAAGATCAGTTCAATCAATAGATGGAAGTGGAAACAGAACTTTTTTAGAAAAAAGAGACACAAGTTTTATATCAGAATACAATAACGAAGGTGCAACCGGCACTCCTAAATATTGGGCTAATTGGGATGATTTTAACCTTTTGGTAGCTCCAGTTCCAAGTTCAGCTTTACAAGTACAAATAAATTATATCATTGATCCACCTAATTTTACTTCTACAAACAATACTTTTTTATCTACTTATCAAGAATCAATGTTATTACATGGTGTTCTAGCAGAAGCTTTTAGGTTTTTAAAAGGACCCGACAGTCTTGGCAACATCTACAATACAAAGTATACTGAAGAAGTACAGAATTTTGCTCTACAACAAATGGGCAGAAGAAGACGAGCGGAGTTTGATGATGGTGTACCAAGAATGGTAGTGCCCTCTCCCTCTCCAAACCAATAATTTTAAAGGAGAATAATTATGGCAATAACAACAAACGCAATCTGTGATTCTTTTAAAAAAGAATTACTTCAAGGAAGTCACGATTTTGATGCATCAACAGACACATATAAATTAGCGATGTATACTAGTTCAGCGACTTTAGGAAAATCAACAACAAACTATATTACTGCAAATGAAGTGACTTCATCAAACTACACAGCTGGTGGAGCTGCCTTAGTAAATCAAGGTGTTAAAGTTTCATCTTCAGTAGCTATTACTGATTTTGCTGATCTTAGTTTTCAAAACGTAACTCTTACTGCAAGAGGTGCATTAATCTATAACACTCAAACAAACGGTGGTACAAACACTACTGATGCAGTTGCTGTGTTAGATTTTGGAAGTGATAAAACTGCAACAGCTGGAACATTTACAATTCAGTTTCCTGCATTTACTACTTCTGCTGCTATTTTAAGAATAGCTTAATAAAGGAATAAGATGATATGGCCACTGGATGGGGTAAGAAGACATGGGGTGCAGAAGCTTGGGGAGATCTAAGCGATACATCCGTTAACCTAAGTGGCCTATCATTAACATCAACTATTGGGAACGAAACCCACGTAATTGATCATCAAGTAACTCTCACTGGATTACAATTAACATCAACTCAAGGATCTGCTGTAGGGGGAACCTCTGCTTTAGTTTCAGTCACCGGTAGTCTAGAATCTATTGGTGTTGGAAGTGTTTCAACACCTATTGGACAAGAGGTTGGTGTATCTGGTTCACAGATACAATTTAATCAAGGAGCAGTAACCATTGATGACACAACACTAACTGGAGAAGGTTGGGGTAGAGATGCTTGGGGAAGTTTTGCTTGGGGCGATAATTATTCAATTCAAGTTACAGGTATTTCACTTACATCTTCAATTGGTGAAGAGACAGCATTTACAGATGTTACTGCATCTGTTACAGGACAACAACTAGCTGCTTCTTTCTCTCATCCATCTTTTTCGATTCAGATTGATCAAGATATATTTGTACTAGCTTCGGAAGATCAGCTTGATGCTTTAACCTCAGCCTCAACAGTATCTGCAGATGCGAATGTTAGTGTCACTGGTGTTCAAGCTACAATGTCTCAAGGAAATACTACAGGAGGTCTTAAAACTCCAGTAGATGTTACAGGTATCCAAGCTACAATGACTTTGGGTTCTATAACCCTAATTCAATCAACTAATGAATCGGTTACGGGACAACAGTTGACATTGACTCTTGGCCAACACGCAGATATACCAGGTCAAATTATAGGTGTAGGCGGGTTACAATTAGCGACCTCAATAGGCTCTGTGGTAGCTGAAGGTACTGCAAATATAGATGTTACAGGCATACAATTGGCAGCTTCAGTAGGAAGTCCTATTGTTACTGCATGGGCTGAAGTAAACCCAGGCGTTAATAATAATTGGACAGAGGTTGATAGAGCAGCTTAAATAAGGTATTATTAGATTATTTAGGAGATAAAATTTATGACATCTAGTTATTCTACAGATTTAAAACTCGAACTAATGGTGACTGGCGAAAACGCTGGTACATGGGGAGATAAAACAAACACAAACTTAAATGTAATTCAACAAGCTATCGCTGGTTTCGAACAAGTAACACTTTCAAGTGGTGGTACTTTAGCACTTGTAATGTCAGATGGTGCATTATCTAACGCAAGAAACATGGTAATTAAATTTGCATCAGCAACTATTGCTGCTAGTACAATTTGTACTATCCCAGATTCAATAGAAAAATTTTATATATTTGATGCAACAGGTTTAACTAATCCAACTAACCTTACAATTAAAACTGCATCAGGAACTGGATTTACTTTAGACCAAGCAAAAATTTACGCAGCATATTCTGATGGAACAAACTTAAATGAAATTTCATTAGACACTCTAGGTGGAACTATTGCTGCTGCAAATATTTCAGGTACAATTGCAACCGCACAAATTGCAGACGATGCTATAACTACTGCTAAAATTACTGATGCAAATGTAACTACTGCTAAAATCGCAGACTCAGCAGTAAGCACTGCAAAAATCGCAGACGATGCTGTGACTGCTGACAAATTAGCAAACACTGCAGTAACTGCAGGATCTTACTCGTCAGCGGCTATTACAGTTGATGCTCAAGGAAGACTTACTGCTGCTGCAGATGGAGCAGGTGGTGGTGCTAACATGATATTCAAACAAGTTAATGCAGGACCTTCTTCTGGAACTTATACAGCTAGTGCAAACGCAAACTTTGCTGGAATATATGCTTACGCAGGCGGAGGCGGAGGCGGAGGAGCTTATAATCCAGGTGCAGGGCCTGGAGGAGGAAACGGAGGAAACGGTGCTTTTGGATTTGTAAGCAAACCAATAACGCAACCTTTTTCACAACCTTTTAGTGTTGGAGCTGGAGGTTCAAGAGGAAATCCACAAAACCCAAGAGGAAATGCTGGTAGTGCTGGTGGTACAACTTCTTTAACTAATGTTTTTAGTTTCACTGCAGGAAATGGTGGACAAGGTGGAAGTTGGCATGGTCAACCTGTAGGAAACCCTGGTAACAATGGTGCTACTTCTGTAACAGCCCCCGCTACTTTGACTACTTTACCTTCAAGAATTTATGGATCATCTGGAGCAACTGGTACTTCTGTTGTATCATATGGCGAAGGAGGTCCGGGTGGTATTTCAATAAGCCCTAATCAAGCCACAGCAGGAACATCTGGAAAACAAGGGCTAATATTAATTTTAGAAAATACAGGACAATAATATGGCTAAAGCAATTTTTAATTTAAATAGTGAAAATGAAATGCATTCATTGTACCGAATAGCGAGAGATGAAGATTTTTTAAATGCAAATAAAAATTTTGATAGTTCTAGCTATACTATTTTTGACATAACAACGGAACAATTTGAAGGCATAAAAAACCAAGAATTAGAAGTTATAAGTCATGATGGTTCAACAATAACTTTTGAAAATATAGTTTCTACAGAACCTGCAGCACCTGCGGGAAATACTACTGAACCTAAATTTAAAACAGAAGCAGAATTAAAAGATTATATTAAAGAACAAATAGAACAACTAGAAAATTATACTAAATATAATTCTGGTAAACCTATTATATCTATTATAAATTCATATGTAAGTTGGATGAAAGCATTAGATACATCATCTTTAGCTCCCTTGAATATAAGTTTAGAAAAATATGCTACTCAACAAGGTCAAGAATCATTGAGTGTACTTGAACTTATTTAAGGTTTACTTTTTATAAAAAAAATATAGTTTGGTTTTATGTTTTCTAAAAATATAGAATTTATTGCACATGAAGATTACGTTAAATTTAAAGAAGATTATCCCACTCCAATAAAATTAAATATTCCAGATTGGTTTAAAAAATTAAACCATAATGTAGGAAGCCAAACCGTAAAAGGTTGTATGCCTTTTCTAGATACCTTAACAACTGGTTATCTTTTAAAGGTACCTCAAGATTATTCTTTTATACATAACTCTAAAAAAGAAGACGGAAGTGGGGATATTATTTGGCATCCTAACGAAGCAGATGATTCTTTACTATATAAAAAATCAATTAATTTAACTGGAAACACTCCAAATATGCACCCTCCGCATCAATTAGGAGAATCTCCATATGTAGAAAAAAATAAAAAACTTCCTTTTTTAAAAATATTAAATCCATGGATAATAAAAACACCTCCTGGTTACTCATGTTTATTTGTGCCACCCTTAAATAATACTGATGATAGGTTTTCTATAATTTCTGGAATAGTCGATACAGATAGTTTTAAAAATGAAATTAATTTTCCAATTGTGATTAATGGAGATAAATATCCATATTTAGAAACAACAATAAAAAAGGGAACACCTTATGTTCAAATAATACCTTTTAAAAGAGATTCTTGGAATATGAAAATAAAAAGTGCATCGACAGATGATATAATTAAAAACAAAATATTTTATAGTCTAGGAATATTACATAAGTATAAAAATAAATTTTGGAATAAAAAAAAATGGACTTAAAAAATTACATTAATGTTTATGATGATGTTTTTCCAGAAAAAGTTTTAAACAAACTTTTTAAAGTATGTAAAAATTTTACTTGGAAAGAAGGAGAAGTTGGACAGGGTGAAATTAACAAAAAAGTTAGAAAAGTAAATATTTGTGGTGTGCATCCTTCTAGTGAATCAATGACTGAAGTACATTGGTTTTATATAATTAAAGATATTGTTGCAAATACTGTGTCTAGATATACAGAAGAAAACAAAATTAAAACAATTTATACAAGTGGTATTGAATCAATTCAATTTTTAAAGTACCAATCATCGGATTATTATGTATGGCATTATGATCATGCACCACAAATGTCGAGAACTTTAAGTTGTATAATTTTTTTAAATGAAGATTATGAAGGGGGAGAACTTTGTTTTAGAAACCCTAATGGTACTAATGAATTTAAAATTCAAAAAAAGAAAAATAGAATTATAATTTGGCCATCTTGTTTTTTGTTTCCACACTCAGTAGCCCCTGTCAAAAACGGAGAAAGGTATAGTATTGCAGCATGGACAACATAAAACAATTTAAATATAAAAAAGTTAAAAATATTCTAACAGTAGAAGAAAAAAATATTTTAAATACTTACTGTCAAATAAAACATAGAATTAACGATAGTCAATTTGACATGGAACAATCAACAAATTGGGATACTTCTATTTACGGAGATCCTATTATGGAATCTTTACTATGTAACAAAAAATCTAAAATGGAGGAACTTACAGGACTTTCACTATTACCAACTTATTCTTTTTGGAGAATGTATACAAAATTTTCTGAACTGTCGGCACACAAAGATAGACCGTCATGTGAAATAAGTGTTACAGTAAATATTGGAAGTGATGGAACAGAGTGGCCTATTTTTATTGAAGACAAAGCAATAGACTTAAATCCTGGAGATGGAGTAATATATTTAGGTTGTGACCTCACTCATTGGAGAAATGAATTTCAAGGAGATTGGTGTGCTCAAACATTTCTTCATTATGTTGATGCAAATGGTTTATATGCAGATCATTTTGGAGATAAAAGAAAACTTTGGGGAACTAGAAAGGAGGTTTAGATGAAATTTATACAAAAAGAAGATGGATCATGTGATATTATTTTTGAAGATCATGAAGTAAAAATAATACAAGAAAAGAAAAAACTACATTTACCAGCTTTAACTTTAAAACATTTTGGTAATGTAATAGCTAAGATTGTAATGGATTGGAATTTTAATTTTAATGATGAAATTAAAAACTTGGAAACAAGGGAAGAAACTGAAATCAAGGGCGAATAATAGATTTCTTAATATTGTCATGGTATAATAAGCCATGCCTCTAACAAAAGTACAAATAGCACCAGGATTTAACAAACAGGTAACTGAAACAGGAGCTCAAGGTCAGTGGACTGATGGGGACTTTGTACGTTTTAGATACGGACTACCTGAAAAAATAGGAGGTTGGGAACAACTTGTTAATTCATCTTTAGTAGGTGCAGCAAGAGAACAGTTTATATGGGCTGATTTAGATGGTCGAAGATATGCAGCCATAGGCACAAACAAAGTTTTAATTATTTATTATGAAGGTGCTTTTTACGATATAACACCATTAGGTACAGCTATAACTGGTTGTACATTTGATACTGTAAATACTTCGGCTACCGTTACGGTAAATAAAGCAGCTCATACATTACAACCTGGAGACTTATTTACATTTACTTCAGTTACTCCTCCGTCTGGTGCTGGATACACTGCTGGAAATTTTGAAACAAATACTTTTCAAGTAGTCACTGTTCCAGATAGTGATTCTTTTACTATTACAATGGCAAGCGCAGCAGGAACCACGGTCAACGGAAGTGGGTCTGCAACTGTCAATCCGTACATTAGTGCAGGTGCTCTAGGTTTTACTTATGGTTTTGGTTGGGGAACAGGACTATGGGGTGGAGGTCAACAAGTATTTGGAACTTTAAACGGAGCTTTATTAGATGACACTGCAGGTACTGGGGGGTCTGGAACTTCTATTACACTTGCATCAACAACTGGGTTTCCAACTTCTGGAACAATAAAAGTTGGCGCAGAATTTATTTCTTACACTGGTGTATCTACAAATGATCTTACAGGAATTACTAGAGCAACTGCAGGTACAAGATCTGCACATGCATCTGGGTCTGGTGTTGAATACTACACTGGTTGGGGACAAGCTTCTTTAGCTTCGACTTTGACAATTGATCCTGCATCTTGGTCTTTAGATAATTTTGGAGAAAAATTAATTGCTACAATTAAAAATGGTAAAACATTTGAATGGAATCCCATTAACTCAAATCCTAATGCATTAACTACAAGAGCAACTGTTGTAAGTGGAGCACCAGAAAAATCAGTTATGTCTCTTGTATCAGATAGGGATAGGCATTTATTAATGTTAGGGACTGAAACTACAATTGGAAGTGGGGGCACGCAAGATAAAATGTTTATAAGGTTTTCTGATCAAGAAAATATTAGT